GTTTGATGCTTCGTCCTCTGAAGGCGAGGATTCTGGAGTTGGAGAAGGATCTGGGGAAGGTTCAGGAGTAGGCTCTGTAGTAGGTTCAACTGTTGGTTCTGGTGTTGGCTGTGGCATATTAGCAAGGGCGGTAGCAATAGCTGCTGCAACTCTTTGTTGCTCTTCAAACAACCAAGTTTCATTATATAAATCCCAAGCGTCTTCAATTGCATTGTTTAAATTAATAATTGATTGATCATATGTAGATTGTGTATTATTTTTTGCAGTTAGTTTATTTGATGTATTTGTAACTGCGTTATCATATGCAGTAGACTTAGTTGTTAAAGCTTGATTATATGTTGTTAATGTATTATTGGCCTGAGTATATGCAGTAGACTTAGCATTATATGTTGCTAGTTTATTATTGTAATCTGTCTGTGCCGTCGCCTTTGCTGTCACTGCAGAGTTATATGCATCAATTTGTGCCTGTGTAGCTCCAGGTCCAGAAGAAAATGTTCCAAGATCACAACTAAATCCTACTCCCCAGCCACCAGTATAAGCGCAACCTGCTCCAGTCCATCCACCTGGAATTGACCATCCAAGGTGATAGGATCCTGGACCGCCACCGTTATACCACCAGATCTCTACATCTAAAGTTTTATCTTGGCTAACATCATATACTGGAGAGTATGCACTCCATCTAACCCCTTGCTCAACCCAGTTGTTAACTGCAAGTTCGCCGTCTACATACATTCTAAATCCATCGTCTGTGTACCCTGCAAAATACACTGAGTCCCAGTCTGATGGAACTGTAATCTTTCCAGTAAATTTAACAATAATGTTTTCATAGTATCCGCAAACTGGGAGCTGCATCGAGTTTGAGTTCCATGTGCCAGAGCAAATAATGCTATCTGGAACTGCTATATTAGGAAATACCCTTGTTAAATGATAAACGGTGTACTGAAGTCCTTCGCCACCAGCACTTTGAATTACCGATTGTGCTGATTGAAGGTTGCTATTAGCAGTATTAAGATTAATTAATGAAATATCAAGGGCGTCTTCAGCATCATTTTTTTCATTCAATGCTATGGCAACTGTAACAGTTTGTCCATCTACTGCAGTTTGGGCTGTTGTTTTTTCAGATAATGCTGTGGCCTCTGCATTAACTGCATCATCGTATTCAGCATACGTCGTATCTCTTGCCGCTTTGGCGGCAACTGCTGCATCGTATTTGTCTTCTGCTATATCTATTAAGGCTCTAGTATCGGCCTCTTCTGTAAGATTTATTACCTTTTCGTTTAGTTCCGCTATCTCTTCAGCGGCAACTGAAAGTGGATCATCGCTATAAGCAGGTGTGAGAAATAGCCATCCAAACATTAAAATGAATGCTAATGACAATCTCCATGCTTTAGTCCTAGTCAACTATAACTCCTAAGCAAACACTATGTCTGCTTAGTTAATTATATCATTGAACTATTTAGGATTGTCTGTTTTATAAAAGCCAGAACCGTTAAACTTAATTCCAAATGATCCATAGTGTCTTTGCAATCTTTTACCGCATTCGTTACATAAATAGTTAGGCTCTATAGAATTTATTGATCTTTCTTTTGGAACAATACTGTCTGGTGAACACTCACACTTGTATTCATATATAGGCATTACTTACCGCTCTTTTTTCTCTTTTCAGCTAAGGCAACAAAATCTTTGACCTTAGTCTCTCCCATGTATCCCCACGCATAACCGTCTTCAATCATTTGTTCATTAACAGACTTAGTGTTTCCATCAAGGTACACCCAGCCTAGAATACGACCATACTTCTCAGAGCTGTCTGGCTTTTCTGTTTTTACAACAATGTCTTTAGCATCTTTGAACTTAGACTTAAGATACTCTTTTGACTCTAAGCCTAATGTTTTTTCAAGTTTGTCTGTTGTTCTAGACTCTGGTGTGTCAATGCCTGCTAGTCTAAGCCTTTGAGAATATGAAATGCTGAATCCAAGATCAATGTCAACATCAATAGTATCTCCGTCCACTATCTTTGTTACCTGCTTAACTCTGTATTCAAACATAATTCTCCTTAAATTTTAATGAGCAGTTTCGGGACGTGCTCAGGTCCATCCTTCGGGTAGCGACCCGAATAGTCTGCGACTCCCCAGTGACGGGGTGCAGATCTCTATTATACTATTTATTTGATCTTGATAGTCTTTGGCTTCTTGTCTTCAGGAACCAGCCTAATAATATTAATATTAAGCATTCCGTCCTTAAGAGATGCACTGGATACTTCCATGTACTCTCCTAGAGCAAAAGACCTTGTGAATTTACGTGCAGCGATTCCTTTATGCAAAACTTCTGCGTCGGTGATCTCGGTAATTTCTCCAGAAATAACTAATGTTCCGTTATCTACAGATAGATTAATGTGTTCTTTTGTGAATCCTGCAACCGCAAGAGATACCTGATATGTATCTTCGTCTAGCTTTAATACGTCGTATGGTGGATATGATTGACGTGATGCAGCATTGTGCACATTAGCCATTCTTTCAATTTCACGATTAAAGCCAATAAAAAAAGGATCCTTGAAAAGATCCCATGTATATGTTGTTACCATATTATTCCTCCTTCAAGCGAATAAGTTAATTTATAGGACCCCTAGTGGGCATCCTATAATAATTATATCATAATTTTTAATCGTTTGGAATATCCCTAAATGTAGTAGGGTCTATTTCTATCATGCCCATTTCTTTAGCCAGCTTTTGTCCCTCTGGACTCAAATGTATTGTTGCCTGCAAATCTTCATCGTACTCAATTTCTGCAAGTCCCGCTTCGTACAAATTTATTAAAGACTTATCAACATAGTCAACGTGAGACTGCCACAACTCAGGGGCGTACTCCTTGGCCATTTCTTGATCTATAGAATAAATAAGTTCGCCATTCTCATCCATACCCTCTAGATTAACAACTCCTATTTCTAAATAGTAAGCAAGAACCTCGTCGCCGTCTTTATCTTCAAGACTCATTTATGGTTCCGTCCTCATTCTTATCTATAGTTGTTTCCACTATTTGCTGAACGTATTCAGAAAAATGCTTTCTAATGCTTCCCATTGGTCTGGAGCCAGAAGACTTCCATATTCTTTTATATTCTATAACATTAGAAAATGTTGTAGGACATAGCAGGGTGCCATTGTATTCTTTTAAAACTGTAGGAAGAGGCACATGCTTGCCACAACACTTACATTCTTTTGCTCTTTCTTGATATATACTCATACTATTTCCATTCCGTCTAATACATCTGATAAGTTTTTGGGCATCCTCGGTGGCCTTATCATGTTCATTACTATTTCGTCTTCTTCTTTTTCTCTATCCCACTTCAAAGAGCTGTAGGTATGTATGTCTATCTCTTCATTGTTCTGTGGCCTGCTTCTACTAATTGCGTTATATACAGAACCGCAAACAGCATCAGCCAAGTCTTTTGATCCCTTTCGTGGGTGATCGACCCTATCTCTCATAATTTTTAATTGCAGTAATTCATCTATAAGTAATTTAATTGCAGGTCCGCTTAATCTATCTTCTGCAACAACCATAGCCATATCGTCGTAATGTTTCTTTGCAACCGACAGTGTCTCTGTATTAATTCCATATTGTTTTAGCTGCTGCATCATATCGTGAGAGTTCCAACGGTCAAATGTGCAGACACGAATTTTAAAACCCTTTGTTCTAAGAGACAAAATATAGTCTTTAACTTCTGTAAAGTCTACAGACTTATCTGGAGTAGGTGTCCAATATCTAACTGCATCAACTTCTACAATAGGTGCTGGCTGAGAATATGTATCAGTTACCTTTACGTTTACCCATTTTTGTACGTGTGCCATTGCAACCGCACAATGGTCATGCTTCTGCGCCAAGTCTACGTGAAGGAAGTATTCCTTATCTGGATCTGGGGCAAACCAGTTTTCAAATCTTCCAAAATCATCTACGGCTAATGACATATTGCTAAATGCTTTTTCAATTTTTTCACGAGACTTAAAGAATGCATCAATTGCTTCTGATGGCATGCAGGCAAATCTTCCTAGTGCATCTGGAGTATTTTTATAGAACGCAACCTTAAAATCATCGATACTTCTTGTTGGATTAATTTCCCATGTGGGTCTTCTAAGAGCATACATTCTAGGATACTTATAGGACAGAATATGATCTTCTTCCCACTCAATATCAAACTCGTTACCCTCTGTTCCGTCTGGAAGATTATCGTCTAGCTTAAAATGATGTGTTCTAGTAATAACTTCTTTTTCTGCAACTACGTCGTCGTAGCGTTGCTGAATATAATCATTCTTATATCTAGGAAAAGAAAGCAGGATTACTTTGCCATAATCTGGAAAACGTGAATCTACTGATGCACGGTACATCTCATAGATAAGACTTCCAGTCTTTGCCTGCTCATGACCAGTTGTATTTTCTACACTGAAGCCAGAAATTTCGTCAAGGATAACTACAATTACGTTATATCCTTCCCATGCCTCACGCTCTGAGTGACCTGAGTGTACTGTAATGTTTTTATTAAATTTAATTTCAGAAGCTTTTTCTGTGTACTTTCCAACGAACCAAGGCGACTTATCTATGCGTGTTCTAAACCCTTTGAAGAATACGTTGTTTGCTTGCTGTGCGTTAATAGCAATATTAATAATATCAATTGAGTCTCCAGGAGGCTTTCCATAATAAGATGCTGGATCTTTAAGGCACAATAGTAAATATACTATATAGGCAACTGATAT